CAACAACCAACGGAAGAGTAACCAGAAAAGAGACTATTTATGACTACAGATTCTATAAGTACACATGAAGAAACACAAGGCGAATCACAAGAGCACATAGATGCTATGGTTGCCAAAGGTGAGCAATTAGAAGCGAACAATAATCCTAATAAGGAAGTACGCCCTGATTGGTTGCCTGAGAAATTTAAGAATGTTGAGCAGATGGCAGAAGCTTATGCTCACTTAGAAAAGAAACAAGGCACTGGTGATGAAGGCGAAGGTAAAAGTACAGGTGATGAAGGAGAGGGCGAGAAGTCCGAAGCTGAAACTACTGATACTAATACTGATGCAAGTGAAGTGAAACAGGCAGTAGAAAACGCTGGAGTAGACTTCGACTCATTACAAGGTGAATATGACGAACATGGAAAACTATCTGAAGAAGCTTATGGTAAGCTATCGGAAGCTGGCTTTCCTCAAGATTTGGTAAACAGTTGGATTGCAGGACAAGAAGCCTTAGCTAACAACTACCAAAATGCTGTCTACGAAAGCGTAGGTGGCGAAGAATCCTATAGGGACATGACCAAATGGGCGGGAGACAACCTCAGTAAATCTGAAATCTCAGCCTTTGATCGAGCTATAGGTTCTGGAGACATTGATATGGTCAATCTGGCTGTGTCGGGATTAAAAACTAAGTATCAATCTGCCGAAGGTACAGACCCTTCTCTTATAGAGGGACAATCTAGTAAATCGACAGGCGGTAATTATGGTTCTTGGGCAGAAGTGACCCAAGCCATGAGCGACCCTAGATACAATAGTGATCCAGCCTACCGTCAGTCTGTTTCGGCTAAATTAGCCCGAAGCAACGTACAATAGTCTCTTTATGCCCTCTTCGGAGGGCTTTTTTAATAAGGAACGAAACACCGAATTAATTACCTTTGACCCCTGCGGGGATAATCTAAGCGGAAAGATTAAGTGTTAAGTGACTAAAATACTAAACAATCATTTAAACATTTAACAAAAGGTAAAATATTATGTCAAACTATACTGCTTCACGATTAGGTGCAGATGCAGGAACAGCCTCCGCTGATACCAAAGAGCTATTTCTTAAAGTCTTTGCTGGCGAAGTTCTAACTGCATTTAACACTAACAACATCGCAATGCCCTTGCACCGAGTACGCACTATTTCTAGTGGTCTTAGCGCACAGTTCCCACTGACAGGTAGTGCAACCACAGCAACTCTAGCGGCTGGTAACGAAGTTTCCCCACAAAGCATCAAGCACAGTGAGAAAACAGTAGCCGTAGATGATCTTCTAACTTCTTCCGTTTTCATTGCGAAAATTGATGATGCAATGAATCATTATGATGTTCGCTCAATCTACTCTGGAGAGATTGGTACTTCATTGGCTAAAGCGGCTGATGTATCTATCTTCGAGAAGATTCAAGCGGCAACTGATGATACTGGCACTTATGCTAATGATGCGGCAACTAACAACGCTGATGTTACTATTGCTACTGGCGATAACGGCACTGTTGTAGCTGATGCTATCTTCTCTGCTTTAGAAGCGTTAGATACTAAGAACGTAACTGGTGAGAAGTCTGTTGTCCTAAATGCGGCTAACTACTACAAAATGTTCTCTGGTACTAACTCTAACATCGCTGGTGTAATGAGTTCTGACTTTGGTACTGGTGGTAACTTGAATACTGGTACTGTTCCTCTAATTGGTGGAGCTAAAGTGTATATGTCTAACAACCTTCCTTCAGGTGCTGAAGGCTTAGTATTCACTAAAGATGCCGCCGCAACTGTTAAGCTTTTAGACTTGGCTGTTGAATCAGAGTATCAAGTGTCCAAACAAGGTACACTATTGGTAGCTCGTTACGCAATGGGTCACGACTCACTACGTCCTGAGTGTGCTGTTCAACTAGTGTAAACTACAGTTAACATTGTAAACTTTGAGAAACACCTCTTCGGGGGTGTTTTCTCTTTATTTTTTCATTGAGGTAAATATGACAACTCCAACAACACCTATACAGGCTGTAAACTCTATGCTTTCCACCATAGGCGAAGCACCAGTAAACAGTTTAGATTCAGGTCTAGTGGATGCTGAAACCGCTGAAACCGTACTCAATGAAGTTTCACGGGATGTCCAATCATTAGGCTGGAACTTCAACTCCGAACCAGACTATACAGTAGGATATATAACTGATGCAACCTCTGATGACTTTAATCATGTAATACTTGGTGAAGAATATATACGGGCTGACTTAGCCAGTTCTGAAACGAAGTACAGAAGCTCTAAGAACGAGTACGTACAACGTGGAAGGAAGATATACGACAAAGTAAACCACACCTACGCCATAGGCAAATCTTTAAAGCTTGATGTGGTTGTTCTTTTAGATTTTGAATTGCTACCAGAAGTAGCTAGACGATACATAACAGTAAAAGCTTCTAGGCTCTTTCAAGAGAGAGTAGTCGGAAGCGATAACCTCTCAGCCATGAACAGGCAAGATGAGGAACACGCATTCTTCGCCCTAAAAGAAATGGAAGGGGACAACGGAGATTATAACATATTCGATGATGGAAGCACTTACAGCGTCCTTGATCGAGGAATTGGCACAAGGGTAACTTAAAATGGCTCTAGTTTCTAAGAATATTCCAAACCTCATCAATGGGGTTTCGCAACAGCCCCCAGCTCTACGATTAGAGAGTCAGGGAGAAGTACAGGAAAACGGTTTCTCAGGTGTGGTTGAGGGTCTTAAGAAACGCCCACCCACAAAGTTTTTAAAAAGGCTGGTTAGAACTGATTCGCTTACAGGCAGTTGGACAAGCGGGGACGCTATAAACGATGTAGGTAAAATACAAAATTTAACCCAATATGAACTTGAAAACGCCTTTTATCATTCTTATAAAAGAAGCGAGGATGAGCAGTACAGCATTATAATTATTAACCTTGGAAGCTCAGTCCCTATTATTTTAGTTTATGATATAGGCGGTAACTTAAGGTATGAGTCAGGTAAAGGAAGTTGGGATGCTGATGGTGTCTGGATAACTGCTAATACTGATTCTACAGATTACTTAAAAGTGGGAGCGTCTGGAGATAGTGGAGACTTAACTTCTACCTCTGTAGCTGATGCTACCTTTTTAGTTAATAAAGAAATAACAGTGGAAATGAGTGAAGTTATTAATCCTTCCTCTAATGTTAATAAAGCTTTAGTATATCTAAAAGCAGTTAACTACGGAAGAACCTATACGGTCACTGTAACCTCTAAAACAGAATCAAATCCGTCTGGTGCTATTACTTCAACAGGCACATCAACAACAGCAAACCAAGTAACAGTAAATGAAGATAATGAAGATAAAATTAATAGTAATGAGTTAAGCGTAAGTAATGTTATTGGTAATTATCCTTTAACTACTGGTACAGGTGATCCGAGTGACGCACGAACCAACCTAAGAACTCAGTTAAAGAATGATTTAGGTGAAGTAGTAAATCAAGACAACTTTCAAGCAGAGGAGGTTACGGGCAATGCCAATTACGTGCAGAGCCAAGTTCTTTCTATGCGTACAATTACACCTACAGTTTCTTTATCAAACACTGATGTTTTAACTTTGACTGTAGGAGGTATAGGTTATGAGTATGATGCAGATGGAGTTATAGGCTGGAAAATAGACGGTAACGATATTATACTCCCAGAATTTATTGTTCGGCTTTATAGCCTTGGTTGGTCAATGATGAAGGCTACGAGAGGTGCTGTTGAGATAAAACAATTTGACCCAACTACCCAAGGTATTATTGAACCTATAGCTTATGGGGATGAACCTTTCTTTGTTATAACCTCTCCTCAAAGTGGAGCATTACTAGATTTTGATATTAATGTAACGGATGATGATGGTGGTGTTAACCTTAAAGCCTTCAAAGATACTGCTAAATCTTTCACAGACTTACCCAACCAATGCCTACAAGGTTTTAGGTTAGGTGTTGTAGGTGATAACCAGAAGAAAGAAGATGACTTCCATGTTGTATATACAGGGGGAGCTGGTTCAGGCTACTGGAAAGAAACTGTAGGTTATAACTTACAGAATTATTTAGACCTAACCACCATGCCCCATACGTTAAAACAGAACTCTGACCTTAGTTTTTCCTTTGGTCAAGGTTCAGACAATGATGGCAAAAGTTGGAATGAGCGGAAGGCTGGTGATGATAACACCAACTCCCAACCTAGTTTTGTAGGAAGGAAGATTAACGATATATTCTTCCACCGAAACAGGTTAGGTATTCTAGCAGATGAAAACGTAATCTTTAGTGAAGCTAGTAATTACTTTAACTTTTGGCGCACCACAGTGCGTACTCTTTTAGACTCCGACCCTATTGATGTGGCGGTGAGTCAGAACGAGGTATCAGTCCTTCAAGCGGCTGTGCCTATTCAAGATAACTTACTTTTATTCTCTGAACTCAACCAGTTTACCTTATCATCAGATATACTACTCACCCCCGCTGAAGTTACTATAGAGCAATCAACTAAATATGAATGTGATCTAACAGCAACCCCAGTAGGTGCGGGAACAAGTGTGTTCTTCGCTACTAAGAGTGGGGAGTATTCAGGTGTGCGGGAGTTCTTCACTAAAGAAGATTCAGCGATTAAAGATGCTAACGACATAACCGCACACGTTCCTCAGTATCTTAAAGGAAACATAAGGAAAATGGCGGCATCGTCTAATGAGGACATCCTTGTATGTTTAACATCTAATGTTAAATCTGAGTGCTACGTTTATAAGTGGTTCAATTCATCAGAGGAGCGTTTACAAAGCGCATGGTCTAAGTGGACATTTGATAAAAATATTATGGATATTCACTTTAACAACGCTGAGATATACTTCACGTTTAATGACGGAAGTTATACGAAAATGGATTTAACTACTCCTAACACCGAGCATTTATTAGATAATCGAACCACAATAGTTGGCAACCCAAACACTGAATATGATCCTATTCTCCCTTATGGCTATGAAACAGGAGGCTCTACGGTTTGTGTTACGGCTGAAGGTTTACCTTTAGGTGCTTACGATAATGAAAACCACACATCCTCCCAAGCTACTTATCTTGGGGGTGGAGGTACTTTAACACTAGGCGTACCTTATACCTTTAAATATGGAATGTCAGAACAGGTCTTTAAACCCGCCCAAGGTGATCCAACGCAGTTAGCTAGATTCCAACTGAGAAAGATGTCTTTTAACTTTAATGATACAGGACACTTTGATGTTGAGGTAGACTCTATTGGAAGGACGCCTAAAACAACACACTATACTGGTCGTGTTTTAGGGGAACATCACAACCTCTTAGACCAATCGGCTATTGTAGACCATGACTCATTCCAAGTAGGTGTGCAAGCACAAGCAGATAAAACTAATATCACTATAACCAACGACTCGCATCTTCCCTGCATTTTCCAAAGTGCTGAGTGGGAGGGCTATATCGTACTACGAAACCAGAGATTATAATTATGACACACACTTACAGACCCGCAAGATTTGAAGATTGCCGTGATCTAGCCCCTAGACTGCGTTCTCAGGACGCTAAGGAAGTTATGGCTAGTCATGGTAAAGAACCTTACGAAGCTCTCTCAGAAAGCTTTAGGGTGTCCTCTGAGTGCTTTACTATCATACATGAGGACGGAGAGATTGTGGGGATGTACGGTGTGGCTGATTGCAATGTTTTTGCTAGTCCTTGGTTACTAGGTTCAGATAGGTTAACCGAAACGAAGAGAGTTATGTTACCAGTTTCAGCAAAGTGGGTGGAGGAAAAGAATATCCAATACCCTCTTTTGCTAAACTACGTTCATGCAGATAATACGGTTTCGATGAAATGGTTGAAGTCACTAGGATTTCAATTCATAAATTTAATACAAGAATTTGGAATAGGGAAAGAACCTTTCTACCAATTTGTGAGGATAAAAGAAAATGTGTGAACCAACAACTTTAATGATGCTTACTATGGCTATGTCAGCGGCATCAGCACAGCAACAACACAAAGCACAAAAAGCCAAGCATTTGCAAAATACAAAAGCGGCACAAGCGGCTCAAATAGATGAGCAACGTCAAATTAACATACAGAAAGCGCAACAGGATCAGAGTGCGGCTCAAGAACAGATAGCTACAGATTTAGATACAAGGACAATGGCTTCAAGAGTAGAGGCAACAGATACAGGTGCGATACAAAACCAAAACCCCATTATTCAAGATATTATGAGGCAAGGTTTAGAATCTAATACAATGGTGTCTCAGAACCTTGAAAGAGGCAACGTACAATCTTTAGAAGATTTTAGAGGTGCTAAGTCAACAGCACAGTCCCGTATTAACTCTGTAGCAAGACCAAGCGGAGCGGCAACAGGCTTAAAGATTGCCTCTGGTATAGTTAGTGCTGGCTCACAATATAAAGCTGGTGGTTTTGGCTAAACGGGAACAACATAATTTAGTAAAATATAGGAAAAATACATGGCAACCTCAATAGATAAATCAGTGAACTGGCGTAAATCTGCGGATACGCCTGATTATCAAGTTGCGGCTAGACGAGTTGATACATTCGTACAGCCCCAGAGAAACACCAAAGGCGATCAAGTAGCCGAGGCTCTTAATCAAGCGGCTGGTGTCATAAGTAACGTAGGCAAACAACAAGCACAGGCACAAAAAGAAGCACTACGAAAAGCAACAGCTCTACAAAAAGATCAAGCCCGTGTCGATGCTAATGCAGAAGCGGCTTTATTTAATGAGGCACAAAAGGAACAGTCTTATAACGAAGATAGCACTTTTGATGGCATCTTTGGTAATGTGTATGCAGAAGGATCAGATGCTAGAACAAGGCTAAACGATATTACAAACAAATACAAAGATAATCCAGAAGCTCTAGCAACCTTTGAGAACAGCTTTAAGATGCAAACAGAAGCTCCTACAATTAAAGCGATAGGGTCAGCAGTAGCAGAGCAGAAGTTTAATGCGATCTCAGCTTTAATGCCTCCAGAGTATGCCACACAGTTAGAAAACCACAACGGTGACAAAGATAAAGCTTTTAGAGCTACTGAGTCAACCATGTTTAAGAAATTAACTAACAAAGTAGATGGGTACGGTTTAAAACCTTCCCTTGCCGCTGATATGTTAGGTAAAGTGTTTCTCAATGAAACAATCACTAGAGACAGTAACGGCTTCGCTAACACTTACAATGCTGAAAAGTACATAGAATTAGGTAAGGGCAGTAATGAAATGCGGGTTAAATTACAAAACGCTATTACTACTCAGACCCGTTATGCGGCTTCAGAGCGATCTAACCAAAGAACCGAGGATAAGATTGCAGAGGATGCTATTACGGCTGAGAGAACCACTGCGCTGATGGATGGTACGTGGGCAACGTCTGACTCTGACATCTTAGCGAACACCTCTCTTACAGATGCACAAAAAATACAACTAGTTAACACCAACCGAGCTGTTAAACAACAGAACAGCATTGCGGCTACACCTGAACTAAAAGCAGAAGCTAAAAGACTTTTCTACAGTGCTAAAAGAGACTTAACGTATGCCGCTATTTCAGGGGACTACACCGCTTTTGGTTTTACAGAGAAACCTTCAGTAGAGGAACTAGAAGATAAGCTTGCTAAAATGTACTTTGGTAAGATGGCTAATGTAAATGATTTTAATACCTTAGTAGCCTCTGCCAGCGAACAGTTAGACCTTAGCAATCACATAGATAAACAAGGTTCAACTAAAGTTTTAAATGTGCGTGTTAAGCAGTTAAGTGGTCAATTCGAGGCTAGTATGTTTACTAGAAACATGAGAAAGTATTCTCAAGAGGTCTTAGATAATGTGCCTTGGGAAACTCATCTGAATCAAGAGTTCTCTAAGGAAGTCCATGAACAACTTCAAGAACACGTTAAGGGCGGTGGTATTGTTAGTGATGGCACTCTTAGTTCTATCTATGACAGTGCGGCTAATAAAGTTATGCAACCTATAATTGATTATGCTAATGCCGACCCCCAAGGACGTAAAACTATCCGAGAAGAAGGACTAAATGAACAACCTCCGAAAGTAGGAGGTAATGTTGAAAAACTAACAGCACCAAATGCTAAAGGTTTATCAATGTGGGAAGCATACGCAAAAGCTAATGGTGGTTATCCTAGTGAGGCTTTCCTAGCCTCTTGGGACGCTAGAGGTCTTGAAAGAGTGAGTGAAGCTCCTACTGATACACCAGAGGAATTAGAAGCTCAAAAGATAGAGGAACAAGATAAAGCTATACGAGAGAAGATGGAAGTAATCCTTGATGCGAAAAATGAACCATCCCCTACCCAAAACAAACGCACGAAAGCTTATCAAGAAGCTGAGAAGGCATTAGAGGGCGTGTCCGAAGAGAAGCGGGAAGAGATTATTAACCAGTATGCTGAAGGAGTTATTGAGGCACTCGAAGCTAAACTTCCTACCTTTGCCTATACTGCAAGACCAGAAGTTAAGGAGTTTATAATGAAGATTAGAGAGAACCCTGAAGCTGTCTTTGAAGATACGTGGATGCGAAGATACTATGACAAAAGCGGAGGCTAATAATGGCTGATTACAATGCAGTACCAAATATGGATGACTTTGCCGATTTTGATAAAGTGCCAAATATGGATGACTTTGCCGATTTTGATAAAGTACCAAATATGGATGACTTTACCGATAAACAATCCTCAACCACTGCACCCTCAACCTATGACTTCGCAGATATTCCTGAGTACAACGCAATAGCTACACACCAACCTTGGTTGAATGCTACAAGAACTGTCTATAACATAGGCAAGAATGAGCAAACTAAGTGGCAGGGGAGTGATGAAGAACTAGCCCAATGGGGTATAGAACACATGAGTTTCTTTAACTCCAACTTTTCTTTAGGCATGACTGTTGATGCTGTTAAACTAGTAAGTTCCTCACCTGAACAGAAAGAAGCTTTCTTGTATCTCATGGAGACTTATGATGAGATAGATGAACCTAACCTCCCAGCAATGGGTAGGTTTACTAAAGGTCTACTAACTGATCCTTTAACCTATATAGGTATTGGTACTTACGGTGCTGGGTTCTTAGGTACGCAAGCGGCAAAGCAAGCCACTAGGCAAGGTCTTAAAGAACTTCTTAAACAAGGCGTTAAGCGTGGTGGTGCTATTGGACTTTTTGAAGGTAGCTTCTATGGTTTTGGTGACGCAACTGTTCGAGAGGCAATTCGAGTAGGAGGTAGTGACCAAGAATCTATAGATTGGGGCAATGTTGCTAAAAGCACAGCTATAAGTAGTGTGGCAGGATTAACTCTAGGTACTGGAGCTGACGTAGGGATTACTAAAATAACCAATAAACTATCCAGAAAGAATAGGTTAGCAGAATTAAAAGCTGAACGCTTAGAGAAAACAAAGAGTGTGGAAGTAGCTGAAGGAGAAGTGCCAGTAGCTAAGGTTGCTGATGAAGCTCCTGATCTTCCTGCTGTGCAAGACGTAGACGGAATGCCTATTGATATTCCTTACTTCAATACAGCTCTTACAGCTCCTTTAAGAAACCTTGAGTCTATCGCTAAACGTGCTGAAGGGCTTATTCCTGATATTGTTAAAATGTCTCCTGCAAGGTTCGTTAAAGTAGCCGAGCAGATTCGTAACAGTGAACTTACTGTTGAGTCACGCTCAAACTTGGATCAAGTTATACAAGGAGTAAGAGATCACTTCTTACGTGAACAAGAAAAGAAATTAGGTTTGTGGGCTAAGGCTACCAACCCTGAAGAGAAGCTAAGACTACGAGCAGAGCTTGCAGAAGCAGAAGTACACTTAGGTATCGTAGCTGATCTTGATGCTGACCTTGCTGGTGCGGCTGGGATGGGACTTAAGCAACGAGACAACCTCTTTATTAGTGGTAAAGGATATACCGTAAAGGAGCTTACAGAACAGTTCCCTAACCTTTCTCCTGATGAAATATTATACAAACAACGTGACGTAATAGCTGAAGGAAGGGCTAAGAATAGAATTAAACAAACAGCACATGAATATGATGTGAAGTTAGAGGCGGCTCTGGAAGCTAAAGACGCATCAACATATCTTAAAGTTTTCCGAGAGAAGCGTAAAGCCATCGACAATATTATTGAAGAAGAAGGTGCGGCTCTTGCTAGTAGTAAGAAAGGGGCTGTACAAGAAGCTTTATATAAGTTTGCCGCTCCTGCTGTTGAAGTAACTATTTCTAATGCTTTCTCTGTATCAACGCTACTGCTAAACGTGGGCGTATCTAGTTTGAAAACTCTTTACAGACCAGCTTTAGATTTTGCTATTGGTGGTAAGTGGAACAAACAAGCACGTTTAGAAATGATGGCTGGGTATGCGGGTATAAGAGCCATGCGTAAGTCAGCGTTTAAGGCGGCTTTAACTTCTTTTAAATATGAGAAGCAAGTGGCAACCTTTGAAACTAACAAAATGTTTGATGAAGATATTAAAATCAAAGGGATCAAAGGCGCAATCCTTAGAACATTCCCTAGACTTCTTTTAGCTTCTGATTCATTCCTTCAAGATATTAACTATAGAGGGTATGTCTCAGCAAGGGCAACCAATGATGCCTATGAAGTAGGTGTAAAGAATGGTTTAAAAGGTAAGAAGCTTGATGCTTTTATTAAGGGAGAAGTTAAAACAAAAGTAGATGCGGCTTATGATACCAACCTACGAAAAGAAACCATAGATGCTATTTATCGTAAAGGTACAGCTAAAGGGCTTAAAGGAGAAGCTTTAGATGATTGGGTAACAAAGGCTCTTGTGAAAGATGAAAGCGGTTTGTTCTCTTATAATGACAAAGGTGCTTTAGACTACTCTAATGACATTCTATTTAAGAAAGAGTTCTCAGGTAAAGGTTTATTATCTGGTTCTGCCTCTAAGTATGAAAAGATGGTTAGAGAATGGCCTGTAGCTAAACTACTCCTTAACTTATTCTGGAGAACACCTATTCGAGTGTTTGAGGAAGGTATAAGACTTACTCCTGCTCTTAACACTGTAGCTAGTAGAAAGTTTAGGGATGATCTTATAGGTAAGAATGGTAACAAAGCACAGCTTAGAGCAAGAGGTGAAATGCTTCTTGGTCAAGCACTGGTGATGGACACTATAGCTATGATGTCTGCTGGTCATATTACTGGGGCTAACCATCCTGAACATCCTTACAGTATTCGTGTATGGGATGAAGATGGTGAAGAACAGTGGTGGAGTTACAGACTTGCTGATCCTTTATCAACACCTATTAAGATTATGATTAACGCTATGGAAGAGTACCAAATACTTCTTCTACGTCAACAACAGGAAGGTCGTGTAGATAAGAAAGTTTTAGAACAGTTTTGGGATGATAACTCTATTAAATTCCAAGCAGGGCTAATTGGTATAACTACTACCTTAGCAGATGCTAGACTTCTTACAGGTTTCTCAAAGGCGTATGAAGGTGTCTTTGGTGATAATGGTATGATTGCACAAGCGGTCAACGATCCTACTGATGAAGATAAGCCTGTTCTTTCTAAGAAGATGTTTGAAATGATGTCAGCGGCTTTCCCTCGACAAGCCTATAAGCTTTATGAGAGAGATGATCCTACACGTTATCAGACAGCAAGCTTTGGACAGATGCTACGGAAGAATGCTCTACCTTATTATAATGTATTGGAAGAGTATGGTGATCCGCTTTTAGAACAGTTAGGTGTAGACCTTGATATAAAATCTTTCAAGGCAAAGCTTACACCAGCTTTTGATATTAACGGCATACCTATAACAAACCCTGATCCTATGGCTTCTAATTTAATCTTTAGTGCAACCAAGGAATCTCAATTTCAAGAAGGTCTAAATGAAGATCAAATAGCAGTACGTGAAGGATTGTTTAAACTCAGTCTTAACGCAAACACTTCGTTCTTCCACCCTTATAGATATAAGAAAGGGTATGGTGATGAGGATTTAAGAACTCTCTACACTGCCGCTACAGGGGATAGACCAGAAGAAAGTTACATGAGTAGATGGATGCACTATTATCGTGAGCTTGCACCTGAAGCAGAGATAAGGGACATATTAGATGACCCTAGTATTCCCGAAGGTGTTCCTAGCAACAGCCCTAAAGTTAAAGCTATCAGATCACTGATGCGCCATTATAAAGAAGAAGCTTGGGCTATGTTAGCTGACGATGAGCCTGATATTCAAAACAGGATGGAAGAGAAGGAGTTAACCGAGGAATTAATTGAAGAAGGTCAACTCGATACAATACAATAACAGGATAATCAAATGACAAATACTTATTTCTCTATTACAGAGTATGACTACAGTGGGCAGACAAGTTTTACTACCCCTAGTTACCTCCAAGCTGATAACATTTCTGTTACAGTGAATGGGGTTACAAAAACACGGGGTACTGCTTATACGCTTTCAGGCACACAAGTGGCTTTTACAGCGGGAAACATTCCCAACACTGGTGATAAGATACGTATAAAGAGAGCTTCTAGTCAGAGTACACGCCAAGTAGATTATACTGACGGGTCTATGCTGAAAGCACAAACATTAGATGATGACGCTAACCAGCTTTTCTACATGGCTCAAGAAGCCTTAGACATAGGGCAGGGTCTTGAGCTATCTTTAGACGCTCACCCTACAACTGTATCTTCATTTACTAACGATGCGGGATATTTAACTGCCTCCAGCATTATTGATGGTGGTACTACTTTTTAATTAAACAAAGGATTTATTTACAATGGCACAAACAATTCAAATCAAAAGAAGCAATACCGCAACAACTCCCTCTACGTTAGGTTCGGGTGAGTTGGCTTATTCCTCAACCAGTGATAAACTATTCATAGGTAATCCCAACACATCGGCAGTTGAAGCTATCGGTGGCAAATCTTACACAGATAAACTAGATGGTATTTCCGCTGATGCTGACGAAACTAACGCTACCACTGTGGCAAATGCAGGGGCGTTAATGGATGGTGAGGTGACTAACCTTGCACAAGTTAAAGCTTTTGATTCTTCAGATTATGCAACAGCGGCTCAAGGTGCGTTAGCTGATGATGCTTTACCTAAAGCTGGTGGGACGCTAACAGGTGTTTTGGTTTTATCCCACAGTAGTAATACTGCCAACGCCTTAACTATTAATAATACAGACAATGGCGCAACTCCAACTGTACTCAGCATA